TTGTAATTCTGTCTGAACACTTGGACTACTACCAGTGTATACTGACAAACTTTGGTTCACAACAGATGGACTGATGTGGTCAGGTTGTGGTTGGTACCATCCTGCACCTTGTTGAAAGAAATAGTTGTTGGTTGGGATTGGTGCTCTTGGCCAACCTTCTTCATCCACAGGGTAATCCTCTCTCACAAAGTTTACCGTCTCAATTTGTAGGTCAGTAGTAAATCCTGTGTAGATAGTTCCCAAGATGTTCTCGGTAATCGTTGGGTCAAATACAACATTTTGCGTTGTTAAGGTTCCCGCAGAAATTGAAGCGTATTGTTCGTCAAAATACGCCATGTTAATTCTTGAATCGGCTAAATAAACATATTCATTAAAATCAACTAAGAAATCCGGTGCTCCAATTAATCTCAAAGTAAACTCAATAGAACGACGAGTTCCTTTTGACCTAAACAAATACCCAGAATTTAATATTAAGTTTCTGTAGAATTGGAAATTAACTTCTGCCGGTGTTTGTGGTCTTGAATATCCTAAATAATTTCTTGTTCCACCAGTACCGTAAACACTATCTAAAAAATTAGTTTCCGTAATTGGTGACATGTTTGGTTCCCAACCTAATGTTAACGCCAAGTTCTTTAATAATGCAGATGGAATGTCATTTCCAATATTATAATTTACGGAAGTCATAAATGCCATCCCGTCAATAAATTTTTTAACCTCGTCAAAACTTCTACCGTAAATTTGAAGAACCTTAGCAATCTTTTGGTCAGGAGTATCAAACTCTTTAAAGGCTTCTGTGGTGAAAAATCTCAAAACTAAATTTGTTTTTGACGTATCAAATTGGATACCGATTTTTGAAAGTTCACCTAAGTAAAGGTCAAAAGACGGAGTTCTAATATCCAAATTCCATTGTCCATCTAAAGGCCACGTTACTGATGTTTCTTGGTCGGATAACTCACCTGATGGTAATTCAGTAGGAACTTGGAATACTGCGGTGTATGCCGGTTGGATTAATCTATTTAATAAGAATTTTTCAACTTCATCAAACGCATCTCCAAATGTTTGCTCAGTATAAAAAGTATTTGGTCTAATTACCAAAGGTAGTGTTGATGTGGATTCACCTAAAAAAGGATTTCCTTGTACAACAAATTCACATGTTCCGTTAAATAACGATGGTGCAGAATTAAAAATTGAAATCGGATATTCTATACCTAAAATGTATAACGAATACTTTGAATATTCCGCAGTTAAATTTCTTAACGGTGAAAAATCATATTCCCTACTTTGAAGGTTTATGGTTGATGCGGATGAGAAATCAATGTTAAATGGATTTTTAATTCTTGATACAGAAACTAAAAATGTTGTTTGATTATCAATTAAGTTGTAAACAATATTACTTGCGGTTAATCCCGTTGTTAAATCATAATAAATGAAATCAATATCTAAGGCCGCAGGGAAATAATTAATAATTTTTGTGACAGAAACTTCTAATCTTTTAGTAAGTGAACCATATAAACTAAATGTGGTTACTTGTGACAAATCAAAATTTGGATATACTCGGTAATCTTTTGCCGCTGCAATTCTTGATTCCAACATATTGTTTACATTCATTGAATCCAAATTTATTGGATTTGAGAATGCACCGATATTGAATTGTCTGTTAACTTTTTCTTGGACAGTAGTGGTAAATGCAAAATTACCTTGGGTCAGACCTCCTCCATCCACAGTTTGTAAACCAACTATGTTATCAAAAGGAGTTTGATTACCCGACGCCGCAGTATTTGGTATGAAAATTTTAGCCATTACTGATTAGTGATGTTATTGAAGTTTTTACTAAAATCAATGTTGTTATTTCTATTTTGTCTAACCTCATACAACAAGTTATTAAACTCGTCCTTAATTTCGTACAAGTTATACTGTTGATAGATATTATCTTGTGAGTCGTAGATTGTGTAGATACCGTCTTCCATAGACTTAGTTTGGTTACCGTAAAGAGCAATTGCAATAGTATCCAAGTCATAAGTTGCCAAGGTTATTTCCATCGTAATTGGGTTAAAATATGTGTTTGACATAACAATATTTTGACCAGGTTGTCCGATGAATGGAGTTGCCGTTGGTTTGTTTGTTGGCGATGAACTTGGTGATAATGTACAAAACACCAAGTTTGTTGGTGCTTCAACATATCTATATCTAATCGCCTTCTGAACACTGTTTGTTAGGTTCTGAGCAATTGCCTCACAATAAAAGTTAGAAGTTACAATTCTAAAGAAATTTGGAATCTTACTTCCATCGGCATTTAAATATTCAACTCTAAATCCAACCAATCCTTGTTGTTGGAATTTGTTTCTAAACGCATCAGGAACATTGTTTATATCAATAATAATTCCTTTTACGTTTGGTAGGGCTGACAATACACTACAATCAGTGATTGATGTTCTAATTTGAGCAGGTCTAATATATAGGGTGTAAATCCCTAACTGATTAAATTCTGTTGCCGGTAATCTAAGATTGTATAGACCACCCAACAATTCATTTGTGTTACCACCTGTTTGAGCGTTATTAAAATACGGTCTCAAAATTGTAGCCGAGTTTAAGGATTTCAAGACGAAATTGTTGGTTACGTCCCTTGAAGGTGTGTAGTGTAAAAGTATGTCTACGTCTTCGGGGCTAACGTCAGCCGGTCTTATAGTTCCATAGGTTCCTGTTGCCATATCTAATAAATATTATTTTTTGTTTTTTATCTTTATTGTAAATTAAAATATCCGTATCCATAACGGTTTAGTTGTCCCAAATTGTTCACTTCACCCAATCTTTGTATTCTTTCGTAAGGTGCTTGTTTTCCTCTTTGGATATAAACATTTGATTGAACTTCGGGTTGTGATGATGTTCCTAACAACATTTCGTCTTTAACTATTGCAGGTGCAAAGAATCTTTCCTGACAACATTTAAAAGGTCTATTAACACTACTAAGAACAGGATTATTTGGGTTTGTTGGTTGGGATTCTACTATAATATCATTTCTGTAATAATATAGTGTAACATCGTCCACACCTGAATTCCTTACACAAAAATCATCTAAATAAACACCAGGTGTGTCGTAAACTTTTTCAACAAGACCACCATCATAACAAGAACTGTATGCAACAAAAACTTTGTTATCAAACATAACATCAGTGTTGTTAACAGCATTTAATAAATCAAGAACTTCAATCGTTACGTCAAAATATTCACAATTAGCACAACCAGTATCTCCGTTTGGTAATGTAATGTAACCTTCAGGTATTGTTTTGGATTCATCAATTGCAAAAGTGTCTTCAGTAAATCCTGAACTTGGAACAACATAAATTGTTTGACTATTCTGATAATCAATATAGTTAATGTTTCCTATTGTATATGCAGTGTAAAATAACTGTAAATCATAATCATAACTATTAATTTGTGTTATGGTTCCAAATACATCATTGTTTTTAATAACAGGACCTATCTTATAATTTGGAACACCATAAGATTTTAATTCAGTTATTCTTGATGAGGTATAACCAGTTACAGGGAATGGGTATGGATTTACATATGGTTTGGATATTTGTTTTATAATTTCGTTAGTTGAATCACCCGTAAACAAGTATTGATAACTGATTGGAGTGGACGCCCATGAGCCACCTATTGGTGTAAAATACGCCTCACCCAATGGGTCCAATATAATTGGCGTTTCAGATGCGGGTAAGGTCATTTGTTTTTTGATGGTAATAATACCCCAAGGACCTCTTTGATTTACAATTATAGTATAAACTCTAGGTGTTGATGGATAAGTATGTGTAATGACACCATCCATTGGGAAGTTTTGGACAGGTGAACCATCACCAAAATCAATTGTGTAGTTTGCCAATAAATTTGCAGATAAAAATTGGTCGGATGTGTTTTTAACTTTTATTATATAAGAATTAATTGGGCCCGAACCTGTTGGGTAAATAATAAAATTATTCACAACATCTAATTGTAATATGTCTCCATCAAAAGTTGAATAATACCCTAAGTCGGTAACACTTTCTGTCAGTAAAATTGGGATGGTGAGTCCAGTAAATAATGAAGTTCCAAGAGTTCCCCCACTCAACATTTCACTCATACCTGAGTAAACACCGACAGTTTCTCCATCGTAATTTACATCTTGTACTATGGTTGATAATACTTCGGGAGATATCCTCACCTTATAAAATTCAGTATTCATTATGGGTTTTGATATTCATACCATTTTATGGGTTTTCCATTCTCCCCAACCCTACCACCACCAGGATAAGATTCAACATAATATAATTTTGGTTCACCCTTAGGTGAATCACTTTCAAATTGTACTTTATAATAAAAGAAATCTTCTTGATTAAATGTGTTTGGTGCTGATGTGTTTTGTGGTTGATTTACCATTCTTACAAATTCACCTGTCTCACCATCAAAAAATTTGGCGGTCATATAAAATGTGTTAATATCTAAAAAAGTCTTTTTCTTTAACCAATAAATAAAAAATCCTTCTTTGTCTCCAACATAATCTAACCTATAATCAGGTGTTTTGATGTTTACCGTTTCAATTCCTATTGTTGATGGTTGGAACGCCCCTTGCCAAACGGGCAATATTATTGTGATATAGTTTTTTTGGTTTTGCGTGATTGGACTGTCGTATAAATCTAATTTCCAAAACGAATTAACAAATTGGTTTTGGTAGTAATAAATTTGTTTGTTGGTAAATTTTGGTAAATATGATGGTGATGTCACATAACCATTCGGTGTATTAATATCTCTAAAAAAGAATTGATAATTTATTGCAGTTAAATTTTGTTGTGAAGGATTTAAAGTATATGATTTATGAGTAATTCTTGCAGTCTCAAAATCTTCAAAGTTAATTACTTCTTTAACCGCTTCTTGTTCATAAATTTGATACCCATCATCAATACCCGTAAAATCCCATGTTTGTTCAACAGGGATAGTAAAATCCAATTCAATTGCTTGTGGATTAAATGCCAACCTATATTTATTCACATTCATCTATTAATGGTCTTGGTTTAAAGTTTGATGTTATTTTAAATAACGCACCTTCAGGGATTAATTTAAATGTAACATTTTTATATGGATATTGAACTTCATTAATAAACGGGTAATCAACTCCGTTTCCGCTTGCATCAACATATCCATAAGTATATAAATCTCTCCATCTGTATAAATTTAAATTTGGAGAGTAATAGGCATAATAAGGTATTCCACCAATTGTTGTTGGGTCACCTTCTTCAACATATCCTGAATAGGTTCTAATTTCCATTGGGTGATGAACTTGATAGTAATACCCTCTTGGATTTGTGGTCCCACCTATTGTAAAGTTTTTTTGGTTGAAGGTAAACTTGTGGTAATAGGGGGATATTGTTCTACCAGATTGTTCATAATCATTGTATTCTACCCAATCGCCATAAACGGTATCACCGGTTTTTAAAGTTTCATTATAATAAAAATCATATTGAACCCCATTTTGAAATTTGGAATAATAAGTTTTATCAATACTTGTTTCGTTTGATAGTGGTTCTGTCTTGTTCCACCAAGGCGATATTGTTGGTGAATTAATATTAAATTCCCAACCACGTTTTAATCCATAATCATTATTGTAAAACCAACCCATGTATCCTTTGTTAACAAAACTCAAATAAAGATTATCAATTGGTTTTTGATTTTCATCGACTAATGCGTTGATGTTAATATCAACTTTATTTGTAATACTATACGATTGCGAATTACTTAGTTTTGTAACTTTAGCAATGTTATTTGGTGTTAATGATGAAAATTCATATTGTTTTACATTCCAAAACGGATTGTTATCAAATCCCGCAGTTTCTAAATCTAACTCATTAGTTGTTGATATAACTTTATGAAGTCTAACATAGTATCTTGACGTAGTGTCCGCAGTGTTAGTTATATCAATAACTCTTTTTATAATATATGTTTTCCCATCTTCAAAGGTTTTACCTGTAAAACCAGGATTTAAAACATTAAAGATGTATTCATCACTACCCGCATTAAAATCCCCCAAGTTTTCTACTTGGAAATAACTATTTCCATTATATGATAAGAACGGGAATTGAACATATTCACCAGGTAATAGATTGTGTTTAACGGGACAACTAAACTGTAGAAAGTTACTACCAAAATATGTTACACCGGTTAAGGTACAGGGTATTCCGTCTGAACATAAAAAATTAGATAATAAATTACCGTTAGAATTCTGATACCATTTCATATTGAATTTGGTGTCAGAACTAAATGGATATGTTATATAATAATCCCAATTGTATGTGGATGCAGATTCAGGTTTAAAATCAATATGTGTGTTATCAACATCAAATCTTCTCAAATCATATTCATAATATTGTGGTAATCCTGACCAAGTTACCGTTACACCATTTAATTTTTGTTCCAACGCCAAGTTTCCATCAACAACAAATAAACTATTTAAAAATGGTGTGTAGTTGGTTGTTCCAACATAATTGTTTTTATAAAGAAAATCCACTTTAAACGTAGGTCTAAATATAGTTGATGCTTGTCTTTCAGTATCAAATAATTCCGCTAAACTCAAGGTTGCAATTCTATCCGATTCAATTAACAATTTGGTGTTTTGTTCCAATGTCGCAGGAACCTGATAGTCAACCT